TGTAGCAGGCCTCGATGCATTCAGCATGGTTAATTGGCATATTTCGCTCCTTTCAGTCGTAAGCAGAAAACTAAGTCTGGTTACAGGAGTGCGATGATGCCAGTTAATAGGAGCGTTATTCCAAATTCGCCTAAATTGTAATTACAGGGAACGCATTCGAATAACGACTACCTTCATCAAATTCCGAAACGACTAACGATCTCATGATGGTGTAAGAGGACCTTCCAGAACTTCTGCTTCACCATTATCACAAATGGGATCCCCCTGCGTCAGGTGCCAGATACCGGTTACGGTCTTACCCGTTTCAAGGTCTTCCGTTTCTCCATGGGTATAGTAGGCAACCTGAACTCTGCCATTGTGCTGTATCCAGTAAAAACCCTCTATCATGCCTTTCCCTCCCTCACTGAGAGGAGAGTGTAGCCATTGTGGTTACGGGCTGGTGTGAGAAATACTTAATTAAGAATGAAGCGATGCAATGGTCCGCCATCGAGGACTCGAACCCCGAACCACAGAGGTAGAAGCTCCGTGCTCTTTCCAGTTGAGCTAATGGCGGATAAAAAAGACCAGCAATGAAGCTGGTCAGGGTCATGCAGTTGTCTCTGCAAAGTGGGCGCTTCCCCACTCCAGTGTTGTAATCGTATCGAGAGCATTATCGAATGCCACTTCAACTATAGCATTGCTAATAAAGTCGGCGCTCTGTTAAAGGCCGCTAAAAGGCAGCCTTAGAAATAAATGATATTGAAGATGTGATGCCGGGTGCCTCCCGGTGACTCTGCGCCAGACCACAGAACCGCGTTCTACTCACCTGCCAGTCTAGTCGCCCCGCCGCATAGGGGGATTCATCACAGGCACAGCCTAGTCTTCTTTCTGCCATAAAGCTATTTATATCTGTATATTTATTCAGTATGAACAAAAAGACCAACGCTGCTCTGCTGACATAGGTTATGTAAAACAAAAAGGCCGCCAATCGGCAGCCTTAAAATCTGTGGTAATGGAACTGTAGTGCCGGGTGCCTCCCGGTGACTCTATGCTAGACCACAGAATCGCGTCATTCACCTCCCAGTCTAGTCGCCCCACCGCTTAGGGGGATTCACCACAGGCGCAGCCTAATCGCTTTCCTGCGATAAAGCTAACTTTATCTGTTTATTTATTCGGTATGAACGAAAAAGACCGGCGATACTATGAAGACCAGAATCATGTAAAACAAAAAGGCCGCCAATCGGTAGCCCTGGGAAGAGATGATACTGAGGTTGTGGTGCCGGGTGCCTCCCGGTGACCCTGTGCTAGACCACAGAACCGCGTTTACAAACCCGACTCGTTTTGCCTAGCCGCCCCACCGCTTAGGGGGATTCACCACCCGGGCACTCTACGTTGCTTGCACCTTAAAAGATACATTTAACTTACAAGTTATTTAATAATAAAAAACCCCGCCGGAGCGAGGTTTCGTAATTTGTTTGATAAAGGCTTTTCGTCGCTGCCATCGTGGCGCAGCTCTGCCAAGCATGAATGAATTATTCATCTTTCTGGCCCGTTTTCAACATAAATTGAAATATATTTTAATTGGCCTCTCAGTTTTGCTCAGTTTTCATCTGCCGGCGTACGCTCAAAAAGACCTTTGCCTGGAAGATTTCAAGGCACCAGCGCACGCGTTTACGCGCTTCGCCGTCAGTTAGCCAGGGAGCCACGTGCTGCAACTCACGTGTGATGTCGGAGATCTTCTTCCGGGTGGTATAGAACTGCAGGCCAACCAGATACACCGGGTCGTGCAGGTCGAAAGTGTTCAGCATGATCTGCTCGATAAAGTCAGCATCATCGCGGCGCTCGCTCTCTTCGATTAACGCTGACAGAGTCACCGGCCATAGAATGGCCCGGGCACGCAACGCCGCCTGCACGCCACGGAACCCCTCTTCCCTCGCCTGCCCCAACGCCTCAGTGATGCGCGACAGCTGAGTGTCCGACCACTCAGATTGCTTAACCTCAGACCAGAACTGGCTGCAATTCTCCAGGCGGTATTGCGCGCGGGTTTTACCGCCGACGCATTCGCCCCAGACCGTCAGCAATGATTTAATCCAGGCTGACTGGACGCTCGTTAATGGCGTGAACTTGCCGAGGTAACTTTTTCTCGGCGCTGCAGCTGCTTTACCCAGACCTTCGATATGAATGCGGCGTTGACGTGGTGTCATCCTGTACTGCTCCTTAAGCCAGAACGCCGAGCGCAAAGGCCCGGTCCAGCACTCTGATTATCATTTCCGGCTGAGTACCGTGCTTGCGCTCGAATTTCACCGGATCGTTATGTAGTTCGGTATGGTGCCGGCGGCACAGGGGGATCACGAGACTGTCGTGCGCTTTCGTTCCCATGCCTCCCCGCCCCCAGCCGATTAGATGGTGTGAATCATCTGACGGCCTGCCGCAGCACTCGCAGGGCTGCGTCTTAACCCAAGCGAGATACTTTGCGTTCTCCCAGCGGGTCCGCTTTGGCCGCTTCATGAAGGTCTGCGGGGATTCGGGATCCACAAGTACGCCCACGACAGGCTTAATGGCTGGTGGAGCGCCTGCAGGTGCTGCAGGTAGCGCGCGGGCTTTGTCAGCGATGATGCTGGTGGCCGGTACCGAGGGCACTATCTCGCTCTCGCGGTACGTTTGTGTCTCCGCTGGCAGGCGCAATGTTTCACGGGCAACGGATTCAGGCAGCGCATCAGTGACGCCGACACGAACAGCCCACCAGCACAACTCAGGCAGGGATATCTCGCGTGTCTTATCGATCGCCAGCGCCGACCGCGCAGTGCCCAGCACCCAGTCGATGACGTTCTGACGCGCCAGCTCCGCCAGGCGCTCGGTGAATTGCTCGCGCAGTTGGTTGTCGCAGTGGCCACAGAGAAGAATCGCGCCGGGCTCATGCCGCATGGTAGTCAGTTCGTGATAGTGGTAGTCGCTGTGCTGGTACTGGCAGGTGCCGCCGCCGTGGCGCAGCAACCAGTATTCCAGGCCAGCCAGCCCACCAGCAGCGGTGATCACCTTTTCGTGGAGGAAGAACGGACGCAGCGCCGGGTTGGCCGCCAGCGGCTGCCGCAGATCGGGAACTCGCCCGGTCTCAAAGCTGGCCATGCTGGCAGGCTGGCTCTCTACCAGCACGCGCCCTGATATGAACATGGGCATCAGCTCGCTGCCGGGTTTCAGCAGCACAACGCCCAGCTCCCGGGCGATTACCGGTTTCAGCAATGCGCGCATCAGTCGATCTCCCCAATGATGATCTGCCCTACCTCACCCCAGCGCTTCGTCACTCGAGAATCCCAGATATGGGAGTCATCCGCATAGATGGCATCCATCAGGGCCTTCTCCAGGTTATCTTTGTCGGGTTTCTGCTTGTGAGGTTTCCCCGTCATCTCCTGCCGCTTCTTCTTGCTCCAGCTCGGGGGCATCGGGAGGATAAACGTAATGTGTGCGCCTGCTTCCGGAAGCTCGACGCCCAGTAGCCGAACGTGATCGCAGAACGCACGGTACCGGAGAACCTCCGGCCGCTTTTTCCACTTATCGGCCCTGGTCATTCTGGGTTTGCCCATCGGGGTGATGTTGTAGGTTTTCACGCTTCCCTCCAGAGCTTTTGCTGGAAGGTCTTATCCTGACGCGGGGCTCTGTTTGCCTCCGGCAGATAAGCGGTGAGTGTCCAGTGGATGAGATCGAAATCAAGGCTGCGCACAGTCCGCACGTCATTCGCGCGATAGCGGGCCTCGAGCTCGTCCACTTCTTTCGTGGTGAGTTGCGTGTGAATGAAGCTGGTTTTCTTCATGCCGTCACCTGACAGTGCGCAGACAAAAAGAAATCACTGAATCCGAAAGGAACCAGTTCAGGTGTTTTTTTGGTAGGTTTTAGCGACATGGTATCTCTCCAGTGGCGCAGCAGGTATAGGTTGTTCAGGCCTATGACGGGAGTTTAACAGAATTAAGCGAAACGCGATAACCTGCCCGCTCCAGCATCTGCGTAAAGAGAGTTGGCGACCCTACAATCTCATCATCCAGAAGCGGCGTAAACGACACCTCATCACCTCGCCTGTACATCAGCGCGCGATCAAATTCCGGAAATGAGTGCAGCCGTGCAACGATAACCCCATCGTGACATCTAATGACCGCATAGCCCTTTTTTGGTAATTCTTCTGTTTCTTTCACCGCACCCCTCCACCCGGGAAACTAATTGCATGCTGTATTAATAAAACCAGTCGTCTGCGCTTTCCCAGGTCTGCTGAAGGATTTCTTCAACCGTCTTTTTAATCTCTTTCTCACCACCATAAACACTTAACCCATCCGAGCCTGCGCGACGTATCACCAGACTGCAATCATAGAACTGGTTCTGGAGTCGTTTTAAAAGTTCTTTTTCCAGTGCCGGAACCGCGCCCTCAGGAAGTTCTTTAGTACGATCAATGGTTAACTCAATTTTCATAATTGCCTCCGCTGCATCAACTGTATATTCATACAGTATACCTGTGAGCTGATTTGATCAATGTTTTAAGGGCACAAAATGCTTGGCGAATTTGAAAAAAAGAAAGTAAAGCGTCACAGTGCGCTCATGAAAAAGGCCTCCGAAGAGGCCTTGACCGGGTCGATATGGGGATCTCCATATCTCTCATATGATAGATACCGTTCTGGTTACGTATTAATCTCTAACTGAATGCTACGTAACCGGGGAAACAATGCGCACCAGCGCTTCAATCACCAGATTTCCGCGGCGCGCTGGTCGCATAAGTTCGTCAAATTAGCTTTGTTTTCCACCAGAGGCAGAGTAACCAAGTAACCCGCCAACCATCGTAGTGATTATATTGATTAATTTATCTGAATGTGCATAGCCATCTTCAGCAAATGCAATAATTAATACGGTAGAGATAATAAGAATTAAAAATGCAACACCTAAAAAAATACCTATAGTTTTCTTAGCTGATGCCTCGCCCTCAGCCTTCAACTGAGGAGCACTTTTCGTTTTGGCCTGCAATTCGCTCCATTCTTTACTTGATACAATTATTTGGGTGCTATAATCAATAGCGACAGTAGCGGTATTAGTTGCGCGTCCTTGTTGAAACGGAGTTGCTGTAGAGGATGAAGATGAGCTACTCATTTTTTAAATAACTCCTTTGCGCATTCTAAACTAGCTGCTTCCTTTATTTTATCCAACAAAAGTAGGCATTCCGATTCATTTCTTAGTGGAGTAAGCTGAGAATTGTTATAGTCTAATTGAATAGTTACAATATCTTTCCTACCTAATTCATTGAAAAATTCACCATTAGAAATATTAATTAACTGATTAATTTTTATTCCGTTTATTTCAATTATGGTATTTTTCCTTATGCTAAGCTCAGATAAAGACTCATTATTATTTTTAAAAAAAACATCTCTAATCGCATTGCTTGGCGACTTATCAAACTCATAAAAATTACCTACAATTCCAAATCTAACAATTTGATTTTCCCTAGACACGAATTTAATGATTTTTTTTGTTTTCTCTAACAAATCCTGATAGAGTTGAGCAGGTGTAAGGGTATCATTAATTAAATTTGGCGCTACAAAAAAATCAATTTTGTTCAAGCCGATGTTGCATGTATATCTGCCATCGTCAGAAGATCCAACTACCCTTGGGATCTCAGGAGGTATCATTCCGTGCAAAGAATTCACTTGAGGAGGTGTAGTAAATAAAGCGTCCAAAGCACCATTTAACTCCAAGAAAAAATCTTTCGGATCATTTATTGTATTTGAAGTAAATATAGCTGATTGAATTGAGCCTATTTGCATATTTTTAACCCTATAATACTATAACTAAAAAAACAGTTTACAAAATGTAGTGTAAGTTATCAAAGCTAACTTATCATGCGTCCAGACCTGCAGTTTCAGCAAGACCCAGGAGAAGTTAATTAATAGGTTCGTGGTGTGCATCGCTACGGCGTTAGTGTCATGATTTATAGCGATATCCACGCTTCGGCCGATCGCCAGCGTATCCCGCTGCTTTGTCATTTCGCGCAGCGCCGCGGTGGTGCAGTCCAGACGTTCGGCCTGGCGCGACACAATCTTCGCCATATCGATGATCGGCATGTCGCTGCTCATCGCCTTCGCGAACTGATGACCAACGGCCACCAGCTCTTTGTTGCTCATTGAATCGCTCATACTCGCGCACTCCCGATAATTTTGTGGATCTGATAGCCCTGCCAGTTCTGGCGGCATACTTCGGCAATGCCGGGCTTCTTGCACACCACCGGCATCGGCTTGATGCGCGACTGCCCGCCTGGCTGCATGACATACACAGGGTGGTGGCGCTGGCCGATATTCTTCACGGCACCAGCAGTAACGAGATGCTCCAGTAGGCGACAGGCCTTTTTGCTGTCACAGCCCAGCAGTCGGCGAACCTGACGCGGGGTGATCTCACCGCCTTGCTGAATGGCGCGGATGATTGTCCAGAGGTCGTTACTTGCCATCGGCTATGCCCTCTCTGCCATGCGAAGACATTCTTTGCGGCGCTTCGCTATACGGGAAACCTCGACAGCACTGCATGCGATGCCGAACATGTCCGAATACACCGCTGCAGCGCGGCGCCACAGCCCCTTTTCTTCCAGCGCCTTCGCCTTCTGCTCGGCAGCCTGCATCTTGATCGGGTCGCTTTTCTCCTCCATGCACGGAAGGATCACATCCGGAATATCGGCATGCGGTACCGCCGCATAGGTGTACTGAACGCTGTTGCGGGAGCGGGTTATCACCCCGTTGTCACTTAACTCGCGCAGCAGCTTGCCTGCTGTTGCACCTGACATATCCAGCGCTTCGGAAACGTCGCCGACGGCGCAGTTCGGCTGGTAGTGCACAAAAACTGCCACCTGCTCTTTCTGGGTTAATGGTTTGGTCATTGGTCATTACTCGATTTAGTTGGTTAAACCTGCCGCTTTGCGGCGCTTGTACTCTTCCATCAGCAGCTGTGCCGGAGTTGGCCCTGCCGGGTGCTGCGGTGCTGCAAGCTGGCGGCGAATCGGCGGTACCGAAAGGCCGTTACTGACGTGCTTGCTCCATTTTGTTAACAGCTTCTCTGCCAGTTTTTTCAGTTCCCCCTCTGTCATCTGCCGCTCCACGCCCGTTCTGCGCATCTCAATGCAAATGTGGTAGAGAACTGGCTGCGGCCACGGGTATTTATCACTACCTGAGTACCGATAGGACTCGTTACGCCAGCGGCGATACTCACCCATGACACTGTCGGACGTCAGGCCGAAGTGGTTGGCACCGCTCTCTGAAACGAGCGATACAAACTCAGCGAGATCTGGCGGCCATGTGTTTCCACCAGCACAGCGCTCCATGCACTGCTGGCAGACCAGCTTGATTTGCTTATCAGTCATCGAACCTATCTGGGCTATCCAGAGCGCCGAAGGTTCCGCCCCATTCTTCTGCGTCCACCGGTTCGAGAATATTTCCCCCATGACCTGCCACAGGCGCCATGCCGTTTCCGTTGCCATCAAGTCCATTGCGGCGTCTCCACTCTGCGTGGGCTGACTGAATCTGCTGAACAGCCCTGGATGCTGTAGGCTCTCCCCGAACTCCTGCATTGTCCTTACCTCCGGTTTCCGGTTGTTTTTTCGATCTCACCAGCACGATGTGCCGGGCGAATTTCTGTTCCCACTGAACCTGGGTGAAAATCTTCCCCTCTGACTCCCAGTACGACGCGAACTCAGCGAGCTCTGTGACAAAGTAATCAGGGTCAGGCAAAGCTATTCCCCACATTGCCGCGCGCTGGCGAAAATCCCTGCTTGGCGACCAGGCGGCTGTCATCGTGAATTTGCCGATTGGTTCATCCAGTCCGTCAACGTATCTCGGAGCAACAGGTTCATCTGGTAAACCAGCAACCTCAGAATTTTCATTCGCGCCCGCGTTAAGAGAGGGGTTTAAGATCTGTTTACTGCTTACTGCTTTCTGGATACCTGATGGCAAAGGGCAAGCCTTATCCTTAGGCAAAGGCATAGCCTTGTCGTATGCCTTACCCATAGACTCAGACACCCCATAACACGCGGCCTGTAGCGCCGCCCATGCCTCCCATTTCAGTTCACACTCGGGCAATAATTCGAAGGCCCGCGCCCATGATTTGATCACATTCACTGAAGCTGGCGGGTTATGTGCCGCAGCCTTAGGAAGCCAAAAAACTCTGGCTTTCAGGTCGGCTTTAACCATGCCTAAAGCTAAGCCTTCGCTTAAGGCAGAGTCGAAGGCTTCCAGTTCCCACCCCAGCTCTTCAGCCAGCGCCGCTCGACCGCCTTTGAACAACCCCGGGATAATCCCGGTGAACGGGCTGGTCAGCAGATAAATAAACAGGCTTTGCCCGCTAGGCGGCAAAGGGGACAACGCGCGAAACTTTGGATCATCCCACATGGTGATCTTCACCTTGCGGTAAGGCTCATTTGTAGCCTTACTTTTAGGCATCGCCTTAGGCAAAGGATTAGACATATCTCACCTCGCGGTTAATGGTCGTAGAACTCATTGGTCAAAACTCGATTACGTAAAAAGTGGTGCCAGCGCCTGCAGGTGAGCTATCACCACGCCGGCCAGTTCTCCGGGTAGCAGTGCTGCGTTGGCAAGAAGGTTTTCAAAACCCTCCTTCGCCTGCTTTTTGGTTGGCAGGCCCAGTAACTTAGCCTGGTGATGCTCGCCGCACTCTTTTATCGCGTCGGCCACCAGCTCGATGTCGGTTTTACCCTGACGGAGGCCGTGTTTTCTGGCGATCTCAATCGGCATTGCTACGCTGATCGCATTCGCGAGTTGCATGACATAAGCCGTGTACTTGCTGGAATTGGTTTCGTTTTTCAGGTAGCGGTAAAGGTTTTGTTTGTTCACGGTGATCCCTCGCCCGCCTTCTTTGGACCACTGCTCAGCCACCAGCTGCGTAACAACGTCCTGCGCCTGGCCCGGGATACTTGCCTCCCACTCACGAACGGCAGACAGAATCGTGCGATGGCGCGTTGAGTCCCGGCGCCGATGCTCAATCTGATTTCGGGTTTTCAGCGGTGCGGCGTTCTGCCGGTTAAGATGTTCAAACGTTACTGATTGCATTATTAGGCTTCCTTTTGAGGCAAACCATCAGTGGGGTTCGGGTAGAGATCGGGGCGCAACTCGTGCGGAGTTACTTGCCAGTCCAGAGCCCTGCAGGCGTTAAGAACTTCAGTGCTGGCAACTTGAGTGCGAAACCAGACCGATACTGTCTGCGAGTTCTTACCCAGGCGACGAGCTAGTTCAGACTGACTTCCACACAAAGAAATAATTTTTTGTTGAATGGCTTCGTTCATGGTTCCTCCTAGTTTAGGAATCACATGATTGATAAATAATTTGTCAATGTCAAGAAACTTAATCAGTCACAACTGAAAAGAAACTTTGTATGCTTGCTGATAGG